TAGATTTGACGCTGATATACTTCCAGCAACAGATGGTGCGATTGACTTAGGTTCATCTGATAGAGAGTTCCAAGACTTATTCATTGATGGAACTGCACAGATTGACTCATTAGTCGCTGATACTGCAGATATTAACGGTGGAACTATTGATGGAGTAACAATTGGTGGTGCTTCTGCTGGTGCAGGTACATTTACAGATTTAACTAGTGGTAATATACAAGTTGGTGTTACTGGTGATAATGAATTAGATACATCATCAGGTAATTTAACAATTGATTCTGCTGGTGGTACAGTTACAGTTGATGACAACTTAACTGTTAATGGTACATTCACTGTATTAGGTACACAATCAATAATTAATACAGAGACCTTAAAGGTTGAAGATAGTTTAATTGAAGTAGGTCTTGTTAATAGTGGTGGTAACTTAGTAGCACCATCATCAGATGCTAACATAGACGTTGGTTTAATATTCCACTATTATAGTGGTTCTGCTAAAAAGGCAGCAGTATTCTGGGATGATTCTGTAGGAAGAATTGCTTTTGGTGCAGAGGTATCTGAAAGCACAAGTGTTCTAACTAACTCTACACATGCTACAATTGAAGCAGGTGGTATGTTTGTTAAAGATGCAGCAGGTTTATCAGCAGTGATAAGTCATGATGGATCACTAAGACAATTATCAAATATAACTGTCGATGGTGGCTCGTTCTAATAACTGTAAAGTATAAGTTATAAATATAGGTGGGTATACTCCCACCTTTTTTTATACTCTGTTATGGATGAAAACGAATACAAAATGATCTTAGGTGTTTATCAAAAAAAGACCCATGAAATGCTTGCTCAAATAATCGCATTAGAAACAAGAGTTCTTGGTTTAAATAATGTTGTTGAGCAATTGAGCACAAAGGTAACTGATCAGGAAAATTTATTAATTCAACTGAGAGGAAAGAACAAACAACCAAAAAATATTACAGTAGATTCTGAGGGATTCTAATGGCAAAACCTGCTACACGACAAGAATTAATAGATTATAGCTTAAGGCAGTTAGGTGCACCAGTATTGGAAATCAACATAAGTGATGAACAGGTTGATGACTTAGTAGATGATGCTCTTCAGTATTTTCAAGAACGTCATTTTGATGGTATAGAAAGAATGTATCTTAAATATCAATTTACGCAAGGAGATATAGATAGAGGAAGAGCAAAGGGAACTACAGAAGTAGGTATAGTAACAACTACAGGAACTTCTACAAATATAAGTGGTTACGGTACAACAACATCTAATTTTTATGAAACATCAAACTTTATTCAAGTTCCTGAAACTGTAGTGGGTATCGAAAAGATATTTAAATTTGATATGAGTGCAATATCTGGTGGTATGTTCAGCATCAAGTATCAGTTATTCCTAAATGACTTATATTATTTTAATTCAGTTGAACTTCTTCAATATGCAATGGTAAAATCATATCTTGAAGACATTGATTTTCTTTTAACAACTGAAGCACAAGTTAGATTTAATAAGAGACAAGATAGATTATATCTAGATATAGATTATGGTGGTATAAATGTGGGAGATTTTATAGTCATTGACTGTCATAGAATATTAGATCCAACCACATATACCCAAGTCTTTAATGATAGTTTTCTAAAAAGATATTTGACTTCATTGATGAAAAGACAATGGGGACAAAATTTAATTAAATTTAAGGGAGTAAAATTACCTGGTGGAATTGAATTGAATGGTAGAGAAATATATGATGATGCACTGAGAGAATTGCAAATGATTAAAGAAGAAATGAGTACTACTTACGAACTTCCACCTCTGGACTTTATTGGATAATGGCTCTTAATCCCTTCTTTCTACAAGGATCTGCTAACGAACAGAATCTAGTTCAATCGCTTGTTAATGAGCAATTGAAAATATATGGTGTAGAAGTTACATACATCCCTAGAAAATTTGTTAACAGAAGCACAGTGTTTCAAGAGATTGAAGCATCTAAATTTGATGATAATTTCCAATTGGAAGCATATGTTAATACTTGGGATGGATACAGTGGAGCAGGAGATGTATTAACTAAGTTTGGAATGAGTTTGAGAGATGAATTACAATTAGTAATATCAAGAGAAAGATTTGAAGACTTCATATCACCATTTTTAAGTCAAGAAGATGTGTCTGAAGTAGGTGAAGCTGTAATGAGACCTCGTGAAGGAGACTTAGTATTTTTTCCTTTAGGTGGTAGATTATTTGAAATAAAATTTGTAGAACATGAGGTTCCATTTTATCAGTTAGGTCACACTTACGTATACGAATTACAATGTGAATTATTTGAGTACAATGATGAATCTATTGATACTGGTATAGAGGCAATTGATAGTAAGATAGAAGACTTAGGTGTTATTACAGATCTTCAAATGTTTAGTGGTGGATCAATCGCTACTGCTACAGCGACTATTGGAACTGGATTTGTTAAAAATATAGTTCTTTCAAATGATGGTTCTGGATTTACAAGTGCACCAACAATTGGTTTAACCACAGCACCAAGTGGTGGAACAAATGCAACTGCTGTTGGTATTCTAACCACAAGAAATAATGTAACATCTATAGAAGAGATAGTAATCACAAATTCTGGTGCTGGATATACGGTTGCACCAGTGGTGACAATATCTGGTGGTGGAGGAGTAGGTGCTGCTGCTACTGCTCTAATTAGATCAGATGGAAAGAAAGGTATCGTACGTATTTCAATTGGTGGAACGGGTGGAGTTGGATATTCAACAGTTCCAAATGTATCAATATCACTTCCATCACTATCACCACAATTACCTGCTTCTGCTCGTGCAATCGTTGGTGCTGGTGGTTCAATATCAGATGTATTCATTCAAGATTCTGGTGCTGGATTCTTCTCACCACCAACAATCACTATCGGTGCTCCTTCTTCTGTTGGAATAGGTTCAGGTAGTTACTGGTTTAATGAACTTGTTTCAGGTAACAGATCAAATGCTAGTGCTAGAGTTAAGAACTGGGATCTTGATACTAAGATATTACAAGTTGGTATTGAAACTGGAACTTTCCTAAGAGGAGAGACAATTACAGGATCAAGATCAGGTGCTACATATACTGTTCAGGTATCTGCAGCAAACACAGATAAGGATAAATATGATCATAGTGACGAGATAGAGAATGAAGCAGATCAGATTCTCGACTTCTCTGAAGGAAATCCATTTGGTTTATACTGATGTTAGGAACTTATTTTTATCACGAAGTAATTAGAAAAACTATTATTGGTTTTGGAACTTTGTTTAACAATATGATTGTTAAACATCAGGATGCTAGTGGTACAATAGTTGATGAAAAAAGAGTACCACTAGCGTATGGTCCTGCTGCTAAATTCATAGCAAGATTAGAGCAACAACCAGATTTAAATAAAATGGTTGCTATAACATTACCAAGAATGTCTTTTGAAATGACTTCTATTGCCTATGACTCTACAAGAAAAGCAGGTATAACACAAACATTTAAGGCAGTTGATGGTAATAAATTAAAAAAAGTTTTTCTACCAGTTCCTTACAATATTGGATTTGAATTAAGTTTACTTACAAAACTAAATGATGATGCATTACAGGTCGTAGAGCAGATTTTACCATTTTTTCAACCATCATTTAGTATTACGATTGATTTAATATCATCAATTGGTGAAAAAAGAGATGTACCAATAACATTAACAAACGTTACTTTTCAAGATGATTATGAAGGAGATTTTTCAACAAGAAGGGCACTAATTTATACTTTCCAATTTACAGCAAAAACTTATTTGTATGGTCCTATCGCAGAGAATCCAGAGGGTCTTATCAAGAAAGTTATTGTCGATCAGTATGCAAGTGTTGATACTGTGAATGCTAAGAGAGAGATGAGATATACTGTTGAACCAACTGCAACTAAAGATTACAATAGTGATGGTTCTATAGATAGTAATGATAATCCACTTATCATACCAGGTGATGACTTTGGATTCAGTGAAACATCTGAATTCTTTGATGATGGTAGGGATCGTAGTCCAACACAACAAACTGACATATAATGGAAAACTATGAATCTATTGATAATGCACTTAACATCAGCGACGCTGAGATAGTGCCATCTAAAAAACCTGTTCTTAAAAAAGAAGAGGTAGTAAAAGTAAATGAAATTGATAAAGATTATGATTATACGAGAGGTAATTTATATTCACTAATTGAAAAAGGACAGGAAGCAATTAATGGTATAATGGAAGTTGCTGGTGAAAGTGCAAGTCCTAGAGCGTATGAAGTTGCTGGACAACTTATTAAATCGGTTGCTGATACTACTGATAAGTTACTAGATCTTCAAAAAAAGGTAAAGGATGTAAAGGAAGAAAATGGATCTACAACTAACAACGTAACTAATAATGCGTTATTTGTTGGGTCTACCTCAGATCTCTCAAAGATACTGAAAAAACAGTTTCTAAATAATAAGGATAAGAAGTAATCGCTGCAATGAAAAAGTGTAAAGAAGGACACTATTATTGCTATAAAGATAGCAAATGTAAACCAATCCCCAAAGGATATCGTAGGGGTGTTGGTGGTTATCTTCGTAGAGAGCGTGAAGATGAACAGGAGGATTCAAAAAAGAATGGTAATGGCAAGTCTAACGGAAGTTCTAACGGAAATGGGAACGGTGGGAATGGTAGTGGAAATGGTAACGGTAGCTCTGGTGGTAATGGTGGTGGTAATGGCTCAGGCGGGATCGGGGAAAATGTAGAGATTCAAAATTCAGATGGTGAAACAACTGCGATTGTAGTGGATATCATAGGTCCTGCACATATGAAACCTATGGTGAATAATAGTGGTGTATGGAAAGGAACTCAGATTGATGAGAGAAAGAAGATATCAGGTAAAGCTTTATTTCCATTCAAGGCAAATGTAAAAATAAAGAATGAAATTATAAAAGGAGATGATCTTTCAATAGATAATAAAAATCCAGTGAAGAAAGTGAAGGGGTTAGAAAAGTTTGATGAAGAGAAGATGACTGAAGATGAGAAAGAAAAGAAAGAAGATATAGTAAAAGGAATGAAGAAAGATAAAAAAGGATTTAAAAAACGTTATGGTAAAGATGCTGAATCTGTGATGTATGCAACTGCTACTAAGTTAGCAATGGAAGAGAAGCATAAAGATCATGAACCAGAAATGATTCGTAATCAGTTAAAGACTGCTAAGAGAGCATCAAAGAGAATCAAAAGTCATACTCTCAAAAAGGATAACTTCAAAGCATGGGTGCAATCAAAGATAACTAAAGCATCTGATTACTTAGACACTGCTGCTGATTATCTTGACGGTAAAGATATGAAAGAGGAGTTAGATAAAAAAGATAAACCTTATATTAAGAAGTTAGTTAAAAATCTTAGAAAAGGATCTAAGACTCACGCTAAACAAGCAGATAAATTAGAGAAAGCGGTGAATGAGGAATCAAATCCTCGTATACCTAGAAAGAAAGGTCAACCAGCAAACTCAAAGAAACACTCAGACTTATATACAGATGAAAATCCTAAAGGAACTATTCATGGACTTGGTTTCAAGGAC